TGAGATATAGCACATCTTAACTTTTGGTTTAGGACTAAAATCTGTTTTTAATTTTAACTCTTCATAATCAATTGCATTTTTTATAACTGTACTACGATCTTCAGGTATCTTAAAAAAGTACCTATACTTTTCAAAAGTCCAATGTGAATTAAATACATACCAGTCATATTTAGAATGGTTATCTTTATTTTGAAACCAACTTTGTAAGTTAGGTTGATCATAAGAATTTTTAATCCATAAGATATTTGATTTAACAGGATCTAAAGGTATTTTTTCTGGAACAGAGGTAGTGATTTGAACTGAATCAATTAGTGCAGTAGATACATGTTTCCTAAGATAATCGAACTGAATTTCAGTTCCGCCATATGGTTTCATTACTTGGTTTTACCAAAAACCTGTAAAGATGCAACTGTTATTTTTTGATTGATTTGTAAATCTTCGTTTACAGTATCTGTATTAGAATCTGCAACGTCTGCATCAAACTCTTCCTTTGATGCGTATTTCTTTTGTGTTCTTTTATTAAGTATTTCTTCTTCAGCTTTTGCTGGAATAACTGGTACTTCCTCACCATTAATTATAATTGTTTTTTGTGTCATGGTCTTCCTTGTCTATTGTATTTTTTATAACATCTTTTCTTACTTTTGTTAAGTCTCTTAGTGTGACGTCTTGGACGTTTAGGTGGCTTGGGTCTTGGTTCGTAATGTACAAACTTCTGTTTAGCCATTTTCCTGCGATCTGTTTATGAGTGCATATGATATGACACCTTTAACCACACTTGCTGTAGCTGCTTGAAATTTTAAACCATCACTTTCTTCTAAAATTAAAACTTGCCCCGCAGCTTGATCAGTTTCATCTGCAACCATACTTTTATGATAGAATTCATAATCAGTGGAAGCTGAATTATCTCTTAAATACATTTCAACTAAATTGTTACTGTTATGTTCGTTAGTTACAGAAATACTTTTAACTAATGCTCGTGATGATGCATCAATAGTAAGAACAGTAGTTAGGTTTGTAGTATTTAAAAAGAAACCTTGATTTTTATATTGTATTGTCATGACATGAAGAAGTTAAATGCATCTTGTTCATTTTTCAAGTCTTGCTGATAAGATGTGTTAAGCTGGTTTTCAACAGTCTCTAATGCTTGGTTTATTTGTCTAAAACCTTCTACTGAATATTCTTGTGGGGGTTCAGGTACGTATACGTTTATTTTTGCCATTATCTTCTACCATCTACATTTATATCTGCTTTAAATGTACCAAATCTCCATGTTTCATCATTAGCAGTATTAGCTATTTTCAAACTAGCTAATCGTCCTCTAGCTCTTGTATCAATTTTCTCTGTACTAGAGTTTATAGTAAAAGGACCTAATTGTGAAGATGCACCAGTATTTACAGGATAATCTTTTAAAAAAATAGTAACAACTGCATCTCCTTGTAAGTTTTTAAAATCAGGTATGAATCTTGATATTCTAAGTAAATACTCACCATCTCCATCTGTTGGTAAATCAAAATCACCTGACTGAATGTAAGCTGCAATAGCAGTTTCAGTGCCATCTAAAGCTATCTTGTTTAACCCTACTTCTTGTGCAAAATAAGTTGATGCACCAAAAGTATTAGTAGCTCCACTTAAATTTGAAATAGTTGGTGTACCAGTTGCATTATATTCTGTTGCATACGGATTATCATAAGTTGAAGCATCAGCATAAGTGCTTCTAGCTAAACTCATTGTAGACCATGTATTTTCTACATAGTTATATACTACAGATCTATTGTTTTGTGTTGCTGGACTATTCAAAGGTGTACCTGAAGGATAGAACCATATTATTTCATTAAATAAAGAATTGTGTGATGCATATATAATTTCATTAGAAGCATAGTTAATACCAACATTATCACCTGTAGTACTAAACACAAAATCCTCTACCAAAGAGGGTAATAGTTTTACCGTACCATCAAATTTAAAAAATCCTCCACCTGTTCCCATCCAAAATACTTGACCATCTGCATAAACAACACCGTGTTGTCCAATACAGCCACAGTTAGAACCAACTTGTCTAATAGAAAAAGTAAATGGTGGACCTACAAACTGCATGGTATACGCAGCTTGATCAGTTAAAATTAAGTTATAGTCTTTACCAGATACTGCCGCTACAATTTTATTACCTGTATCCAGTCTAAATGTACCTGCAGTATTTACTGAAGTTGCTTCATAAACATTGTAATTTTCTTGATCACTAAATCTAATAAACATCGGATCTTGTGTTGATGTGTCACCAATAGTTGTTTCAGTTCCAAAATGAACTACATGTCTATCTCGATCAGATACAATAGTTAACCTTGATGCAGTCGGTGCACCTGTCATAACTGTTGCTCTTTGTTCTAAAGGATTAGATATACCTGGATCCCAAACAAATGTTTTACCATCTTTAATAGTTGCAATGAGTTGTTCTCCAAAATTATCTAATGACCATGAACCTGGATCTAGAATAACATTTGATGATGTTGTTCCTTCTCCCCATGTTAATCTACTCCATGTGCCTGTACCCCAACCATAACCGTAGGTTTGTATAGTTGGACCTATTTCTACATACGGGTTTATAGTTGTGGATCCTCCTGCAGACATAGGTGTTCCTGTCTCAGTTGTTTTCATTTGTATTGTAAATGTTCCTGTTGTTGGAACAGTTAAAATTTCGAAAGTATAATCTTCAAAGTCAGATGCAGTAAAAGAAGACGTTCCTGGTATAGTTACACTTGTAAAAGTTATATATTCACCAACTTCTAAATTATGTGTAGTTTTATTTACAGTAACTATATTAGAGCTTAAAGTTGAATCAAAGGTTGCACCTGTGATAGCTGTATCTAACGGTGTAATATCGTAAAACTTATCTTCATAATAAATATATAATGCTTTTGATGTACCTAGTGCTGCATATTTTCTACCTTCTAAATCATTCCAAGTATGCTGTGCTCTTGCAGGTCCTGCTATTGTTTCTTGTCCGATTGCAGTAAACCCACCTATTTTTTCTGGTTGACCATATCTAAATCTTACAAAATCTCCATCAATCCACTGACCTTGTGCTCCTGATGGTGTATCTGATTTATTGTATCCTGGTACAATATTTACATTTCTTAATGGCATAATGCCATTTTACAACATATTAAAGCTTCTTCCAAGTAGACGGGGAAGGTATATTATGTTCAGATTTTATACCCTCTTTCATAGTAATCATAATATCACCTGAAATAGATATACGTGCTTGATCTTTAGTATTCTTTCCTGTTTCATGAAATATCATAGATGGGAATACAACTAAATTACCTGTAGCTGCAGGGTACTCGGCTTTAGCAAAATTAGTATTATCCCATTTACTAAAATAAGGATCTCTTCTTGGTATATTTAAACCTACTTTATGAGCTTCATCATCTAAAAAGAATAGATTACCTTGTTCCTCGGCATACGGATAATAGACAAAAGAATAATGACTACTCATGTGTCTATGGTAAGATATAAACTGGTCTTTAACAGAATAGGTTGCCCAAGACTTTGTAATATAAGCTTCAAATAAATCAGTATTATAATTTTGCATTAGTAATGCACCTTTTATACCTGACTCTATTTCTTTAAATAGTTTATTAAATCGTTTATCTAAATGAAGATTATCATCTATAGATTGAAGTTCTTTTGGTTTTATGTCCGTGGTTCGTGAATATTGAGAATTGGTTGCTGTAATATTATTTTTTATTATTGGTATTATTTGTTTGTTTATTTTTTCAAAGTTTTTTATAGAAGTTATATAGATTGGATAACCAAACCATTTAGTTATGTTTGCCATAAAGGCTTTATACTAGTTTACTTTTAAAAATCTATATCTAATTTCACCATTACCACCATTACCACCGTTAGTAGAACCTCCACTATATTGAGCACCTCCACCTCCACCACCAGAACCCCTAGTTCCTGCGGCTCCTGCTCCGCCACCGATAGGTGATCCTGCTCCACCGGATACATTACCCGCATAAGAGTCTGCACCATCACTACCACCAATTTGACAGTTATCTCCTCCACAGTTATTAGATCCTGAAATATCTCCTACAGCACCATTGCCTGATTGATTGAATGAACCAACAGGTCCCGATGTGTTTGTAGTAACAGCTTTTGTAGTACCGTCTGAATCTCTAAAATTACCTGAAGTAACAGGTGTTACTGAAATAGTGGCTGTGCCTGCAGTTCCTGCAGTGTTTGTTCTAAGCGGTCCTTGAACACCACCTCCTGTTCCAGAAGACCCTCCACCACCAGTTAGTGTAAAAATAGTTCCTGTTGTTGATCCAGATAAAGTTGTGTTTGTACCCGCTGATGCAATACGAGGTTGTTTAAAGTTAGCGGTTTGGTTTCCAGCAGCTCCACCACTGCCAATAGAATAAGATAATGTTTCCCCTTCAGTTACGGAATAGATTTGATCAGATACATAACCTCCAGATCCTCCACCTGCTCCAGCAGATTCTCCACCTGCTTTATCATAGTCAGCTCCACCAGCGGCTCCTCCACCACCCCCCACTGCATATTGAACATGAAGAGCATTTGCTTTTGCTGGTACTGAAAAAGTTCCTGAACCTGAACTTAATGTAGTAAAAGAGGTTGCCTCAAAAGATGAAAATACTAATTCCCAAGTTCCTGAAGCTTTAGCGTAAATCTCATCCACATCTTGCCAAGTGCCTGATGCTTTTGCATATACTTCATCTGCTTCTTGGAAAGTACCACTTACTTTTCCATAAGTATTAGCCATTCAAACTCCTATGAATATTTAAACCAAATATCGCCATCATTTCCTCCAGATGGATCTAACGTGCTTATTGTAAATTTTCTTTCAAGTTTTGCAGCAGTTACTGCATCATTAACTAATTGATCTGTGTCTATGGCATCAGCTGCAACTTTAGCATTTGTAACTGCATCGGCTGCGATTTGATCTGAGTCTACTGCGTTGTCAGCTATTTTAGCATTTGTCACTGCATCATCATCGATTTGCGCAGTACCAATAGTTCCACCTAATGTGTTTAAAGCAACTTCATTAACATTTGTGCCATCAGAATAGGCAGCATGAATCTTACCTTCGTCTAAAGTGAACCCTGTACCAGATACAGTCTTAAAAGTTAAAGTGTTTCCTGAATGTGTTGTCCCGTCTTTTAATATATAAAATTTTTCTATTGAATCAGGAATAGTAACTATTCTATTACCTGCTAAAGTTCCTGTAAAATTTAAAACCATATTTCTTGCATTTGATATAGAGGCATTAGACATAACCAATGCTACATCAGCTGAGGCTACATCAATTGCTTGATAGCCTGCTATCGCTTGTTGAACAAGTTCTAGATTTGTATTTGTTTTAGTTCCCCATGTACCAGCGTTTTCACCGGTAGCCATAAGTTCTAGTTTAAGATCTGCAGAATATGTAGAAGCCATGCCTTATTATATCCTTACTATGCTGCGATATCAACCTCAGTCCAAACGTTAGTATCTTCAGTATCAACTTCAGTCCATGTATTTGTTACGTCTGGATTTACGTTAGACCATGCAGTAATTAAAGGGTTATTTAAAGCAACGGTTAATTGTTGTCCTGTTAAATCTACAGGAGTATTTAAATCTATTGTTACTGAGCCTTCGGCCGTGGTCAGTGCTTCTCCTGTAACAGCAACATCAATACTGACAGAAGATTCTGCGTCTCCAACCGCTGAAGTTAAAGTCTCGCCTGTAACATCTACATTAGCATCTCCTGTTGCAATTTCATCGCCAAGATTAGTAGTTAATTCTTCACCTGAAACATCAACGTTTGCATCAGCATTAATAATGACAGTTTCAGTTGTTGAAGTTAATTCTTCACCTGTAACATCTACATTAGCATTTGCTACAATAGATTCGTCTCCTAATACAATAGTTAAATCTTCACCAGTAACTGATGCGTCTACATCTATTTTAATTGATACATCTGCAACAACAGAAGTTAATTCTTCACCAACTGGGTTAGCGTCAGGGTTTGCATCTAGATTACCTGTAGAAGTAACAAGAGGATTTCCTGTAACTTGTACAGTAGGGTTTTGAATAGCAGTAATAGTTACATTACCTGTAGTGGATGCTAAAGGTATACCTGTTACCGCAACATTGGTATTTAATGAACCTTCTGCTGCAAAAGGTGCTTCGGAAAATGTTGTTATTCCAAAAGCCATCTATTAGGCTCCTGGTTTAGTTGGCCATGTGACAGCGTCTACTTGAGCTTTTGTAGTTAAACCGTTTGTAATGTCTCTTAAAGATTGTCTGTAAGTTCTCATGTCATCAGATAAAGTTTGATCTGATAAAGCAAGATAATCAGTATCAGCTAATAGTTTATTTCTTTTAGCTCTTAAATCTTCCATAGCCATATCAAATTCTACTGCTGTGAATTGTGCTTCTATGTCAGCTTTAGAGATAGGTGTTGTTCCATTGTGCCAAGTAATATCATTTAAACTATTACCACCAATAGTTACTTCTGCATTAGGATTTATTTTTAGTATTGCTTTTAATATATTCATTATCCTGCTACCTCATAAAGAAAACAAACACTAGGTTCACTAGCATAATTAATATCAACAGTTGCACCACTTCTACATTCAACTTGAAATTTAACTGTTACTGCTGATGTTGTAGATGGTGTTACTTGATAATTATACAAACCTCTATAAGCATAAGAAAGACCACCACCATTATAGTCATATATACCATTATTAACATCTGTGTTTAAATCTGTATAAGAACCAGCACCAATTTTATAAAAAGTGTGTAATCTATACATAGATTCACTACCACCAAAATTATAAGCACCTATATATAAGTTAGCAGCAATAATAATTTTAGATGAAGTAGAACTAGGTGTAATTGATGTTTCCCAAGTTACTCCACTTGCAGATAAAATATCTACATCAGTTGTAGAAGTTGTACTATTGGCATAAGTATTTTCAGAATAAACAACTTGCAAAACCTTACCACCTACACCAGCAGGTAATGCAGTTATATTCCCGATTGAAGTATCGTTAATATTGGCTGCAGGAAGTGTCCCTGTTATTGCATTTGCTCCGCCTAGTCTAGTTATTGCCATATTATGCTCCTATCAACGCTTTAATTTCTGCGTCGTCCAATCCTAAATCTTTTAGCTTCTGTTTACCAG